CAGATGCATTGCACCTATTAGCGGTTACTGCATTTCCACAAGACGGTAGCGGATGTTCTCCAGCTGCTTCAGGAGATGTTGTATTTACTGATAGAGATTTAACAGTAGGTCAAGTTACTTACTTCTCAGGTTTCTGTATGAAAGACCTTATCCCTAAGTACACTCAAATCTTGCTAAGAGCTGGAAATGGTGAGACTGAGGATATGGCTTTTGAAGCTGAGGTTGCTGAGTCTGTTATTAAGACAATAATGGAGCATAATGAGACTGCTGACTGGCAAGGTGATACTGCGTCTGCAAACGTTTACATAAACAGATATGACGGTCTTATTAAGATTATTGACGCTGCAACTACTGCGGTAGATGGTAACACTTCTTCTGCTACTTCTATCACAAGCGGAGCGAGCGGTAACGTAGATACCCTGATTACTGATATGGCTAACGCAAGACCAGCGAAAGTAAAGTCTGCTGCTAACCAAGTAATATTCGTAGGGCAAGATACTTTTGATAAGTATGTAGATACTTTGAATGCTAAGAATTTATTCCACGTAAACGCTACTGATTGGGCTAACTATACTTTATCTATTCCAGGTAAGAACGTTACTCTTGTAGGTGTTGTAGGACTAGACGGAACTAACAGAATGTTCTTAGGAACGCAAGAGAATTTCTTCTTAGGTTTTGACCTTCAGAACGACGAAGAGGAATTTGATATGTGGTACGATAAGAAAGATGACAAGGTGTACTACCGAGTTAAATTCAAGAGAGGTTTACAAGTAGCATACCCTAACGAGATTGTAGAGTTTACTTTATCAGCTTAATCACTAACCCATAAAAATATAAATAGATATGGCGTGTGATTTAACAACTGGATTTGAAGTAGGATGTAATGATTCAATAGGTGGTGTAGCAGAGTTTTGGATAGCAAATATGCCAAACGACTTTGCAGCAGCTACCGACGGAAGCGGAGAAGTAACTGGGCTTACTGGTACTGGACTTGTTTATTACAAGTACGAATGTACGAATGCTCAAGGTGCTACTTCAGTAATGAACGATAACCCTACGGTAAACGACCAAAACGGAACGAGCTTCTTTGACCAAACTGCGACTTATGTCCTCAACAAAATGGAGAAGGCAAAGCGTAATGAAGTTAAGATGATAGCTAGAGCTAAGATGTCAATTATCATAAAAGATAACAACGGCACTTATTGGCTAATGGGTAAAGAAAATGGAGTAAGACTAACTGCTGGCGAGAACGGCACTGGTACTGCTCTAGGAGATAGAAACGGTTATAGCCTTTCTTTCCAAGCTCAAGAATTTGAGCCAATGCCGATAGTAACGGTAGCCTTACCATTAGTATAACTAAACCTTAAATAAACTAGCCCACTACTTAGCGGTGGTGGGCTTTTTTTAAATTAAAAAAAATGGACATTATAAATAAAGACGATACAAATTACATTTATTGTAATATCTCTAACGAGGTAGAAAATACTTACTACACAATGTCCATTGAATCCGCAGAGTACGAAGTTAACGTAACTCTAGCAGCTCCATCAGGAGTGAATGATAGGTATGTAGCATTTGAGCTAATAGAAGGCTCTCAAGACCTCCCTAACGCTACAATAGACCTACCTAACAACGGAGACTATCCGTATAAGATAATAAACGCCACAACTTTAGGCGGTACTCAAGGTATAGAGATACACAGAGGTATTTTAAGATTAAAACAACCGCAAGAAGTGGTATATTCGTACACAGACGAACAAACGACCATCATATATGAATAAGTTTCCAATAGTAACGCAATTTGATTCTCAAGAAGTACCTAAATTCTTAGAGAAAAAAAACAAGAATATAGTTTGGTTTGGTGCAGATAATATGTACCCATACGAGCTTATCGACTTATACAACGATAGTAGCACACACAACGCTATTATCAATGGTAAAGTAGGGTATACGGTTGGGAATGGACTAGAGGGCGAGGACTTAGAAACTAAGAAGTGGCTGAGTCAAGCTAATATAGACCAAGATTGGACTAGCTTAATGAAGAGCTTATCGCTAGACTATGAGATATTCAACGGGTACGCTATTGAGGTAATCAAAACTAAGGTAGGAAACCAATACCACCATATAGACTTTGCAAATATTAGAGTAGGTTTAGATGGTAGCATTCAATATGCTGACGATTGGATAACCGACAAAGGCACAAAAAACTCTAAGCCTGACATTCAGCACCTAGAAAGATACAATCCGAGAGACCCTGAGCAAAAGAGGGGCGTTATTTACCACGTAGATTATAGACCTAATTTAAAGTACTATCCTCTGCCAGTTTATGTAGGTTCACTTGCTGAGATAAAGACTGATGTACAGATTGGAGACTATTGGCTTAATGAGGTAGAAAATGGCTTTGTAGGCGGTACGCTTATTCAGCACAATAACGGAGTACCTGAGACTAAGGAAGAGGCAGAGAAGTTTGAGAAATCATTTCAAGAGAAATTTGGCAAATCAACTGGGACGAAAATAATACACCTATTCGCACCTAGTAAAGACAACGGTAGCGATATAACAAGCCTTAACGGTAACGACCTTCACGAAAGATACATAGAGATGTCTAAGAGGGTTAAGGAGTCTATTTTCATAGGTCACCGAGTTACAAACCCTATCTTATTCGGAGTAAAAGAAGAGGGTCAACTTGGGGCGAGGAATGAACTAGATTTAGCTTACGAGATATTTACGAATACTTATATCGCTGAGAGACAAAATACGCTGCTTAGAACCATAAAGAAATTAGCGTTTTACGATATACAGAAAACAGATATAGAGATTATCCCACTCAAACCTATTGACGTTATAGACTTGACTTCTGACATTATACTAGCCAACCTAGATAGAGAAGAGATAAGGGAGCTTATTACTGACCAAACTGGTCTAGAGCTAAAAGAGGCTATTGAAGTATCTGATATTCCAGCCATACAGACAGACACTACTAGCGTAGATACAGATAATGTTATTGACGAAGAAAAAGAGCAAAAAGAAGCATCTTATAATGGGGCTCAAATAGCTTCAGCTCTTTCAATAGTAGAGCAAGTAAAAGCTGGGATGTTATCTGTCAGTCAGGGTAAAGCTGCTCTTATGGAATTTCTAAGACTATCTGAAGAGGTTTCACTTAAACTTTTGAAAGGAGATGACGAGTTTTTAACGCAAATATTTCAAAAAAAAATTCAAGACGGTAAGCCTCTATTTGATACAATAGAAGAGGCAGAGAGCATAGCTATGCAAATAGGCTGCGAAGGCTACCACGAACATAATATAGACGGTAAGACTTGGTATATGCCTTGTTCTAGTCACTCAGAGATTAACGATAAGAGCTTAGAGGGCTTTGATGCTATCACTAAATTTGAAACATATAACGATTACCCTAAAGCAGCGACTATAAACGCTCAGACGGCTCTAAATTGGGCAGAGAAAAATGGATGGGGAAGTTGCGGAACGGCAGTAGGCAAAAAGAGAGCAAACCAACTAGCAAAAGGAGACAATATAAGCAGAGACACTATCGCTAGAATGGCAGCATTTGAGCGTCATAGAAAGAACTCTAAGAAAAAGCTAGGAGATGGGTGTGGTAGATTGATGTGGTTAGCTTGGGGAGGCGATGAAGGTGTTGCTTGGGCTCAGAGAAAGCTAAAGCAAATAGACTCGGATAAGATGTCTGCTTGTGGATGCTTTTCAACGAACGAAGACACTAATTTCTTTGCAGGAATGGGAGAGCCTGAAAGCGACTATGATGTGATAGATAGCTTTGATATTAACTTTAAGGAAGACGGAAGTCCGATAAACTTTGCAACCGAGCAGCAAGGGATAGTTCAAAGGATTCTTGCCTTAATATTCACAAATCCTTTGATAGCTTCTAGCGGAATAGCTGAGGCACTCGGACTAGACTTTGAGCAGCTTATAAGCTCCATTACCATTTTAAAGAACTCTAATCTTATAGAAATAGAAGGTAGTACAATAGGACTAACGCCAGTAGGTGATAGAGTAGCTAAGGCGATAGAAGTTCCTCAGACAGAGGTTAAGTACAGATATGAGCTTAGAAAGAATGCTCCAACTTTAAAGGCAGGCGGTAAGTCTAGGAAGTTTTGTGACGACTTGATGCAAACACCGAAAAACGTATATACTAGAGAGCAGATAGATGCGATGAACAATAAAATGAAAAAAAGTGGCTATCCTGATGTAGCAGACGTTTGGCTCGCTAGAGGAGGATGGTATAGGCGAATAGGGACAGAGACATCGATTCCTTTTTGCCGTCATATTTGGAAGCAAGTTATAGTAAGAAAGAAATGATTTTAATAGTATCACCAGCATTTGTAAAAGAGAACACCGTACTACACTATAACGTAGATGACGGATATATTAAGCCTCTAATAGATAGTATTCAGAATACGTTTGTAAGACCAATTCTAGGAAGTGCTTTGTTTGATGAGGTGCTGACTCAGATTAAAAACGATACTGTAACCGCCTTAAATGAGACTCTAATTAAGGAGTATATGCGAGACGCTTTAAAGTGGGAGGTTTGCCATAAATATACTAGGATAGGAACTTACAAGCTACGTAATAAGGGTGCTGGTAAGAAGTCAGGAGACAACTTCACACCGCTAGACCAAAGTGAGCTAGTTACTGCGAAAAACATATATAAGGATAACGCTGACTTCTATCGTAGAAAATTACAACTATATTTGAAGGAGAATGAGGATAGCTACCCACTTTATAAAACACCACCAAACGGTTTAGACGTAGTTCATCCTGAATATGACACTAAATGGAGAAGCCAATTTATACTTTAAACAAGGAGAAGAAGTTAGAAAAGTATGTCGAAAAGTTTAACGATAAAAAACGTCAAGACAATAATGGAGGGGATAGCAAGCGAACATCCTCAGATAAACACAATCCTAAAGGGTAATATTTGGGACGTAGATTTGACAAAAGACGTTACTGGCAGCTATCTAATTTATGAAGTTACTAATATTACACCTAACGGATTCAACGGTATAGACTATGCTATTGACTTGTTTATTTGTGACAATGTTACTGAGATTAATACAGAATCGAACGAAGTAAGCGTTCAAAATGAGTGCTGCTTAATTGCTCTTGACATTATGAGCATTTTAGAGAACTATAATAAGGCAAGTTATGCCGACAAAGATTTAGCTTTAGTACTGAATAAGAGCTGGAGTATACAACCATTCACAGAAAGATTTGATAGTCTATATAGTGGAGCAGCGATAAGTATGTCGCTTAGCTCTTCTTATGGATATGCTAGATGTAAAATACCAATATGAGCGATAGAACAACACTAAAGAGTTACTTTGAGACTGGGGACACTCCTACTCAAGCTGAATTTGCAGATTTGATAGATAGTGCAGCACTTACGACTGAAACTATTACAACCGCACAAGCTAACGAGATAACTGCTAACACCGCAAAGAATAGTTATCCTAGTGCTGATGCGACTAAACTATCAGGAATTGAAGCAGGGGCGGAAGTAAACGATACTTCTGCTGAAATAAAGACAAAATACGAGTCAAACGCAAACACAAATGCTTTTACGGATTCGGAGAAAACAAACTTAAGTAATCAAAGCGGAACTAATACTGGAGACCAAGATTTGAGCGGTCTACAAGACACTTTAGTTAGTGGGACAAACATAAAAACCGTAAATAGTCAAAGTCTATTAGGAAGTGGTAACATTGTAATAAGTGGCGGAGGTAAGTTTGTAGATGGTACTGACCCTAACGAGGCAGTATACACTACGGGCAACGTAGGAATAGGAACTACTAACCCAACGCATCAGCTAGATGTTCATAGTAGTTCAACAACTTCTAGACTTCTTGTAAAAACAACGGCATCAGGAAACGTTACGGCAGGAGTTCAAATTGTTTGCAACGATAGTGATTTATTCTTCGGTGCAGCAGATGATGGGTACACCGCGGTCTCTGAGTACACTGGAAAAGCCTTCTTTCAATCTAACGGTGGAGACCTTGCTATCGTCAGTATGACGGATGATTTAGAGTTTTATGCAGGAGGTAGAGCTTCTACTGATAAGCATATGGTTATCACTGGCACGAACAATGGACGTGTAGGTATAGGTACTGCATCACCTTCAGCAAAATTACACGTTAAAGGCTCAACATCGACCTCTGCAACAACTAGCTTGCTTCTTCAGAACAGTAGTGGTCAGAATACACTTGCTACTTACGACAATGGAGTTACGGCAATAGGAAACAAAACTAACTATCTCACTTATCCTTTAGAGTTAAAAGGTATCGGAGGATTTACTCAAACATTGCTAAGGTTACAATCATATGCAAACTTTAGTGGTGCTTATGTTGGTATGGCGTTCACGAACTCTACAAATGGTAGCTCGTTATCGTCTGAAATAAGAGGTTATAGATATTCAACATATAATAGTTTAAG